CGATATAGGTATATCAAGAGGAGAGATATACAATCGTGTATACGGCAACGAACAGTGAACATAGTTAGGGAATTGCCCCTTATTATAAGCCTTACTGTTTTAGCTAATGTATCATCAGGTGATACAGATAGACAAACAGGTAGTGGACTTAGAAGAGGGGGTTCCTACAGTGATAGATCCAGTAACCGCTATAGGTTTAGCAACTACCGCATTTAACGCTCTTAAGAAGGGTATTGCGGTAGGTAAGGACTTACAAGACATGGGCGGTCAGCTTACACAGTGGGCTGGTGCTATAAGTGACTTAGACTTCGCTGACAGACAGAACGCTAAACCACCTTGGTATAAAACCCTTGGTGGTGGCGTTCAAGCAGAAGCAATGCAGATATTCGCAGCTAAGAAGAAAGCTGAGTCTATGCGTAAGGAACTGAAGGATTACATCTGTGTTATGTATGGTCCTTCACACTGGGATGAGCTTCTACGTATTGAGGCTGATATTCGTAAACAAAAGAAAGAACACGATCATAAACGTATAGAGATGCAGCGTAAGTTAATAGAATGGGGAGCAGGTTTTGTACTGTTCATCGTTATTACAGGTAGCTTTGTAGGTTTAATTTACTTAAGGACGTTACAATGACCAGACAACTAACAGAAAACCAACAGCGGTTCTTAGAAGTACTGTTTGATGAAGCAGGTGGTGACGTAGTTGCTGCTAAGAAGTTGGCAGGGTACAGTGAAGCATCTAGCACAGGTGCTATCGTAGAATCGCTTAAGGATGAGATCGCAGATAAGACACGTACTTACTTTGCTCGTACTGCCCCTAAAGCAGCTATGGCTATGGTTGGTGCTTTATATGATCCTACTGAACTAGGTATTCGTGATAAGATGTCAGCAGCTAAAGACTTACTTGATCGTGCAGGTTTAGGTAAGGTAGACAAGATTGATGTAGGTTCAAGCAGTGGTGGGGTGTTTATCCTGCCATCTAAGGAAGGTAAAAACGAGTAGTAATGAATCGTGAATCTTTGGGGTATTGGGAGCTACCCAAACCACACAAAGGTGAAGAGAGACAGTGGCACGTAATAGCTAGAACAACACGCACCGTGCCTTTCGGATACAGAGTACACCCTGAGAAAGAAAAACTATTAGAACCCATACCAGATGAGTTAGAAGCATTAGAGCTTGCAAAGCGTCACTTAAAGCAGTATGGTTACCGTGAAGTTGCTATATGGCTACACAGACAGACAGGCCGATACATCTCACATATGGGTTTAAAGAAAAGGGTAGACATTGAGCGAAGACGTAAGAAAGCAGCTACAATTAAGCGCAAGCTTGCCAAGCGGCTCGAAGAAACGCTACAGGAGATCAAAAGGCTCGAAGAAGAAAACATCGGAGCCTACCGTATCATCCCCCCAAAAGAGTGAGCCTGTAGTAGAGACTGTAGCAGCACAAGTAAAAGCTCCTGAGTTTGATATTGATATTGCTCAAGAAGTAGTATTCAAGCCAAACCCAGGACCACAGACAAGCTTCCTAAGCGCATCTGAAAGGGAAGTTTTGTATGGTGGGGCGGCTGGCGGTGGCAAAAGTTATGCTATGCTAGCTGACCCACTTCACGGTTTAAATGACCCTAACTTTAGTGGGTTGCTAGTACGCCATACTACGGAGGAACTACGTGAGCTTATACAGAAAAGCCAAGAGTTATATCCTAAAGCCGTTCCAGGTATTAAGTGGTCTGAGCGTAAGAGTCAGTGGATTAGTCCAAGGGGCGGTAGGCTTTGGATGTCGTACCTTGACAAAGACATGGACGTTACTCGTTACCAAGGTCAAGCGTTTAACTGGATCGGGTTCGACGAACTAACTCAGTGGCCTACACCTTATGCGTGGGACTACATGCGAAGTCGCTTGAGGTCTGCCCACAGTAGTAGTTTAGGTTTGTACATGCGTGGTACTACTAACCCTGGTGGAAGTGGTCATGCATGGGTTAAGAAGATGTTCATTGATCCTGCGCCTTCTAATAAGGCTTTCTGGGCTACGAACATTGAAACAAGTGAAACTATCACATTCCCTAGAGGGCATAGCCGTGAAGGGGAACCGTTATTTAAGCGCAGGTTTATCCCTGCTAGTCTGTTTGACAACCCTTATCTAGCAGACACTGGTGACTACGAAGCAATGCTTCTGTCCCTACCAGAACACCAACGCAAGCAACTGCTTGAAGGTAACTGGGATGTTAACGAAGGAGCAGCGTTCCCTGAATTTAATAGAATCATTCACGTTGTTGACCCTATCGACATCCCTGACTCCTGGCCTAAGTTTAGAGCTTGCGACTATGGTTACGGCTCCTACACAGGAGTACTCTGGTTCGCTGTTGCACCAAACGAACAGTTGGTTGTATACAGAGAGCTTTATTGTTCTAAGGTTACTGCTACAGATTTAGCTGATCTTATCTTAGATGCTGAAGCAGAAGACGGAACTATACGATACGGCGTGTTAGACTCGTCCCTCTGGCATAAAAGAGGTGATACTGGCCCGTCACTGGCAGAGCAGATGAACATGAAGGGTTGCCGTTGGAGGCCTTCGGATCGCTCTCGTGGCTCAAGGGTTGCAGGTAAGAACGAGATTCACCGCCGTTTGCAGGTGGATGAGTTCACTGAACTACCAAGACTTGTGTTCTTCTCCACCTGCACCAATACGATAGCGCAGCTACCCAGCATCCCGCTAGATAAGAAGAACCCTGAAGACGTTGATACAAATGCTGAAGATCACTTGTATGACGCACTACGTTACGGTATAATGACTAGACCCCGTAGTTCAATCTGGGACTTTAACCCAGCAAAACAAAACTCTGGCTTTCAGATGTCAGACTCAACTTTTGGATACTAAGTAAATGGCAGAAATAGATGATCTCTCCTTTGAAACAGACGAAGTAGTCGCTGCTGAATCAAGTGATGACAAGCTGTTTAGCAGCTTAAACAGTATTGTAGGTTTTGTAACAGATCGTTTTAAACGTGCAGAGGATTCACGATTTGCTGATGAGGAACGTTGGCTACGCTCCTATCGTAACTACCGTGGTATCTACGGTCCAGAAGTACAGTTTACGTCTAGCGAAAAGTCTAAAGTATTTGTTAAAGTAACTAAGACTAAAACTCTTGCAGCGTATGGACAGATCGTTGATGTACTATTCGGTAACAATAAGTTCCCTCTTTCTGTTGAGCCATCTGTTTTGCCAGACGGTGTAGCGGAATCAGTACACATCAATGTTGATCCTAATGCTGGCCCAGCGCAGGGTGCATTAGCAGAAGCGTTTGGTGCAGAACCTTCTAAGCCTTACTTGATTGGTCCTGACACAAAGCTAGAACCTGGTGAAACACGTACTACACTTATGAAACGCTTAGGTGGTCTGCAGAACAAGCTAGCACCTGTAAGTGATAAGATCATTGAGGGTGACGGTACTACGCCTACAAGTGTTACATTCCATCCTGCTATGGTAGCAGCTAAGAAGATGGAGAAGAAGATTCACGATCAGCTAAACGAGTCAGGTGCATCTAAGCATTTACGCTCTATGGCTTTTGAGATGGCTCTACTAGGCACAGGTGTAATGAAAGGCCCGTTTGCAGTAGATAAAGAATATCCTAACTGGGAAGAGGGTGAGTACGATCCTATAATCAAGACTGTACCATCTACTAATCACGTTAGCGTGTGGAACTTCTATCCTGACCCAGAAGCTACAAGCATGGATGATGCTGAGTATGTTGTAGAGCGTCACAAGATGTCTCGCAATCAGCTACGTAGTCTGCGTGGACGCCCTTACTTTATAGATGACTCTATTCAAAAAGCTATCGACATGGGTGCTGATTATGTACGTAAGCACTGGGAAATGAAGATGGAAGATGATGATAGTCACCCATCTGAGACTGAGCGCTGGGAAGTACTAGAGTTCTGGGGCTTTGTTGATACAGACTTACTAGAAGAGAACGGCATTAAAATACCTCGTGAGTTACGTAATCTAGCAGAAGTAAATGCTAACATATGGGTGTGTAATGGTGAGATAATCCGTTGCGTACTTAACCCGTTTAAACCAACACGTATTCCTTATCATTCTGTACCATATGAGCATAACCCCTATAGCTTCTTTGGTGTAGGCATTGCAGAGAATATGGATGATACACAGACATTAATGAACGGCTTTATGCGTATGGCTGTAGACAATGCTGTATTATCTGGTAACCTATTGATTGAAATAGATGAAACAAACTTGGTACCAGGACAGGATCTGTCTGTATACCCTGGCAAAGTGTTCCGCAGACAAGGGGGTGCACCAGGGCAAGGCATCTTCGGCACGAAGTTCCCTAACGTTGCTGCAGAGAATATGCAACTCTTTGATAAAGCTAGAGTCTTGGCTGATGAAAGTACTGGATTCCCCAGCTTCGCACACGGTCAGACAGGTGTATCAGGAGTGGGCCGCACTGCTAGTGGCATTAGTATGCTTATGTCTGCAGCTAATGGTTCTATTCGCTCTGTAGTTAAGAACGTAGATGATTACCTACTAGCGCCTATGGGTCGTGCATTCTTTGCGTTTAACATGCAGTTTGACTTTGATGAAGGAATCAAGGGTGACCTAGAAGTTATTGCTAACGGTACTGAGTCACTGATGGCTAACGAAGTACGTTCACAGCGTTTGATGCAGTTCTTGGGTGTAGTACAGAACCCAGCCCTAGCACCCTTTGCTAAGATGGACTACATCATTCGTGAGATTGCTAAGAGCATGGACCTTGATCCTAACAAGGTAACTAACTCTATGCAGGACGCAGCTATCCAAGCTGAGATCCTTAAAGGGTTCCAACAACCAGCCCCACCCCCTGAAGCAGCTATGGGTGGCCCAGCGCCAGTAGGACAAGAAGGTCCAGCAGTTCCAGCAGGGGCAGCACCACAAGATCAGACAGGCGCAGGTGGCGGTACTATCGGGACAGGCGTAGCACCAGTACCAGGTGAGGAAGGCTTCTCTGGTAATGTCGCTTAAAGCATTTGTAAATAACAAAGCTGAGTGGGATGCATTTTGTTTAGAGTTAGACGCAGAGATAGCTGTAATGCAGACACGCTTAGAGCAATCAGAGAACACGGTAGAGATTCACAAGACGCAAGGCGGTATACTTGCACTGCGTAGACTAAAATACTTGAGGGATAAAATTAATGGCGTTAAATGAAGATGAACAAACAGAAGCTGTATTTAAGTCTAGCCGTACAGATGTAGACCCTGTGTCAGGCAACGAAGTACCACCTGGATCTTTACCAGAAGAAGTACGTGACGATATTCCTGCAATGTTAAGTGAAGGAGAGTATGTTGTCCCTGCTGATGTTCTACGTTTCTATGGGGTCAAGTTCTTTGAGGACTTACGTTCACAAGCTAAGATGGGCTTGGCTGAAATGGAGTCTAATGGTCGTATTGGTGGTGAGCCTATTGAAGAGGGCACAGGTGAAGTCGGTATTTCTGATGAAGACCTTATGGCTATCATGGCCCAAGCACCTCAAGATGAACAAGCGGTAGGCGCTGCTAATGGTGGCCTTATGGGCTTTCAACAAGGTGGTTTAAGCTTCCCTGAGTATATTAAACAACCTGACATATCACAGTTCGGCATGGCAGGTACAGGCTCTCAAAATGGTTTAGAGTATCGCAAATTCGTTAACGATGCTGGTATGACGATGACTATTCCGTTCTTTAATGGAGAGCCTATGGGTATGATCCCACCAGGCTATACAGAAGGTGATGCTCCTACAGCTACTGAAGAAGTTGCACCAGGATGGGATGACAATGATGAACGTTTATCTGCATCAGAAGAAATGAAGAAAAGAGAAGATAGAATGTCTGGCGAGGGCGGGTTTGACGTAGCTTCTATACCTACAGATAAATTAGAACAGACTGCTAAAGGTCTATCCACTATGAATAGCGTTGCTACAGGACTTGCCTCTTTTGCAGGGTTACCTTTTTCTGCTCTTGTTAATACAGCAGGTGCAGCACAGTATAATGACGTACTAGATCGTTTAGAGGCAGAAGACCCTGAAGCATTCAAGAAGTCTGGTTTAGAACGTAAAGGTAGCATCTTTGGTGGTGAGTCTGGTTTGTTTGAGGGATTAGCTGATTCAGGTGGTAAACTTGATGAAAGCGGTAATCCTACGGCTGATGGAAATATCGGGTTTGGTGATACATGGCTAGGTGACTTATTAGGCTTTGACGGTAAAGCAGGAGTACAAGGACTAGGATTGAAAGAATCTTTTGCTGGTGAACGTAGAACGGAAAAGGATGACTCTAGTTCAGAAGAGCCAGCCGCTGCACCAAAAACTGAACTTACTGATGCTGAAAAATATGAAAGACATGAATCTATGTTTAGTAGTGCTTCAGGTGATAGAGTAGATAGAGAAAGACAAGAGCAAAGAATACGTGACATAGTTTCAGGTGCACTGCAACCTAAAGATATAGATGAAGAACGAGAGTTCAATGCTGTAATATCAGCAGCGGCTGGATAATAATCCACATAACTATAAGGCTACCCAGTTATAACTTGACTGGCCCCAACATAAGGAGTAAACAATGGCTGAAGTAGAACAAGTAGAGGTGCAATCGGCATCACACTTACGTAACATGGCACGAGTTAATCGTGATGAAGAAGAACTACGTGAGCTTATGAAACAAGCTGGCATGGTGCAAGAAGACAATGAAACGCAGGAAGAAACCACTGATAGTGAATCCGATAGCGAAAGCTCTGAGGACACCTCAGTTCAGGCAGAAAGTAATACTGAACAAAAAGAGGAAAAGCCAGCTAAAGCCAAAGCACAAAAAGCAGATGATACAAGCTTAAGTGCTGAAGAGAAAACGTTTAAGCAACGTTATGGTGATCTTCGTCGGCACATGCAAGAGAAAGACAAGGAAGTAGCTACTAAGCTAGAAAAGCTAGAGCAGCAACTAGATGCAGCTACTAAGAATGAGCTTGTACTACCTAAGTCAAATGCAGAGATTGAAGCTTGGGCTAAGAAGTATCCAGACGTAGCAGGTATCGTAGAAGCTATTGCTACAAAGAAAGCTGATGAGAAGTCTGCATCACTAGATACTCGCTTAAAAGAGATCGAAGAGTTACGCATTACAGCTAAACGTGAGAAAGCTGAAGCTGAACTAGCGGCTATACACCCTGACTTTAGTCATATCCGCTCTGATGATATATTCCATGAATGGGCTAAGGATCAGCCTAAGTGGGTACAAGATGCTTTGTATGAGAACATAGATGACGCTAAGTCTGTAGCTCGTGTGATTGACTTGTACAAAGTTGATAAAGGTATTACTGGTAAGAAGACATCTAGTAATGATAAAGAAGCTGCATCTTCTGTTCGTACAAAACGTAACACTACACCAGAGCATGATGAAGCATCTAAGTACATAAGTGAATCACAAGTAGATAAGATGTCTATGAAAGAATATGAAAAGCGCATGGATGAGATATTTGAAGCCCAGCGCCAAGGAAAGTTTATTTATGATATCTCAAAGAAATAACTTGACAAACGATGATTCATAAGTAAAACTATAGTATATACACAAAATAAGTGTGTATGCTTTTATAAGCACTAACCACAACGAAGAACTACCTCAACGTATAGGCCCAGCGCATTACAGGACGGCCATCCTAATATGCAATGCTGACTACCCTAATATGAAGAGCCTCTTTCAGTGAATATGTAGTGTCTAAACTTCACGCCATATCTTTGAAAGGAATCAACAAATGGCTATTACATCCGCATCGGGTGGGTTTAACGGGAACTTCTCCCCGATTATCTACTCAAAACAGGCACAGATTGCTCTACGCAAGACTGCTGTTACTAACGCAATCACCAACAACTCATATTTCGGTGAGATTGCAAACCAAGGCGACACTGTTCGCATTCAAAAAGAGCCAGACGTAACAGTTAACGCTCTGCAGCGTCATACAGGTATCACTGTTGAGAAACTTGATGACTCTGACTTCTCGTTGACCATTGATCAAGCTAACTACTTTGCTTTCAAGATGGATGACATTGAAGAGCAGTTCTCAAATGTAGACTTCACATCTTTGGCTGCTGATCGTGCAGCATATAAGATGGCTGATGCAATGGACGCAGACGTATTGTCGTACCTCTCAGGTCACACTACTGCTGGCGCTCACATCACTACTTCATCAGGTGACAAGCAAACTGCTTTGACTGCTACTGGTGAATACATTGCTGCGAACCACTTGGACGCAACTGACTTCTCAAGCTTGACCATCTCAGGTTCTGCTACAGCAGGAGACTCAGTTCCATTAGCACCACGTTTACCAGGTGCAACTGCGTTGTCAGCAACTACAGTATCTCCTCTAACAGTCGTAGCTCGTATGGCTCGTAAGATGGATACAGCAAGTGTTGACTCACGTGGGCGTTGGATCTGTGTAGACCCAGTGTTTGTAGAGATGCTAAAAGACGAAGACAGCCGCGTATTGAATGCTGACTTCGGTGGCTCAGGTCTTATGAATGGCTTGGTTCTAAACAACTTGCACGGCTTCCGTGTTTATGTGTCTACGAACCTTCCAGCAAAAGGCACTGGCGCTGGTACTTCTGGTGTAACTGCACAAGACGCTAACTATGGCGTTATTGTAGCTGGTCAGGACGATGCTGTTGCTTCTGCAGAGCAGATCAACAAAGTTGAGAACTACCGTGACCCAGACAGCTTTGCAGATATCGTGCGTGGTATGCATCTATATGGTCGTAAGATTCTACGTCCAGAAGCATTGCTAACAGTACGTTACAACGCTGCTTAATACTACTTAGTCTGTTGGGCTGGTCTTGTCAAGAGGCTGGCCCTTCAGCACATTTAATTTCAGGATATCTCTATGGCTACTTATGTTAACCTAGTTAATCAAGCATTACGCCGTGTCAATGAAGTTGAACTTGACATTGGTGGTGATGGCTTTAGTGATGCTCGTAACTTACAGGCTTTAGCTAAGGATGCTATCAATTCTTCTGTACGTGAGATATTACAACACGCACAGGAATGGCCTTTTACTCTTACAACATACGCGCAGCCTATGACTGTTGGTACAGGTGTGTACGACTTTGCATCTGATGCCTCTAAGGTTGATTGGGATACGTTCTACATTAAGCGCTTATCTTCTAAGGGTAACACACCTGAAAAACTCCCTGTACTTACTTATGAGGACTACATTCGCTATCATCGTACTGGTGAGGATGTAGGTGGTAGTAACGCACACAGTATACCTAATAGAGTTTACCAGACAGAAGACATGAAGTTTGGTGTTACTCCTCTGCCAGATGATGTGTATGAGATTGAGTATCGCTACTGGTCTTACCCTACTGATCTGACTATTTACAGTGATGCATGTATTATACCTGATCGTTTTAACACTGTAGTAGTAGATGGTGCAGTTATGTATCTGATGCGCTTTCGTGCTAACGAACAGAGTGCTGCATTACATCAGCAGAAGTTTGAACAGGGTATGGATAACATGCGCCGCCTTTTGCTTGACTCACCTTTATATTTAACATCCCATGTAATAGCTGGCAGATACTTTAATCCACAACCAGGTCTTAAGTAATGGCTGATAACCTACGTACCTTTGCTACACCTTGTATGGGTGGCTTGGTAGTTAACCAAGATCCGCTAACGCAAGGTGGTCAACTAGCAGGTTCAGCACTGCGTCTTATTAACTATGAACCTGCCTTGAATGGTGGGTACAGACGCATCTCAGGGTATAAAAACTCTTATGGTGAACTTACAGGATTAGCTAATAGCCCTGTGTTAGGTGTACACGTATCTGCTGATATTAACCAAGGTATCTTTGGCTGTCGTAAGCCTACATCTGGTAATAACTATCTACACTGGTATAATCATTACTACGATGTTACATTAGCTTCAGGTGAAGGTTCTAGCTTTACAGTAGGTGAAACAGTTACAGGTGTAGTTAGCTCAAGTGATAACACAGGTGTAGCTGCTACAGGAACAGTTATTTCTAAAACTGCAAACGCTCTAGTAATTAACTTTGGTAAGTTACCTGATAATATATTCGCTACAGGTAATGTCATAACAGGTGGTACATCTACTGCTACAGGTACAGTACAGTCTACCCCTGTAGTTAAAGGCTGGCAAGCTGTTACTAGTGTAGGTTCTCCTACTATGGCTGGTGTATCTAAGGTGCGCTTTGAGAGCTTTAACTGGGGTGCCGCTAAGTTTGCTATGGCTGATGGTGTTAATCCTGCTTCTACTTGGGATGGTACAACGTATGTACAGCTTAATGGTGGAGAAGCGCCCAGCGCACCTAGTTTAGTTGCAGCGTTTAACAACCATTTGTTCCTAGCTGGTGATTCTTCTGAGCCTTACAACTTATACTTTAGTGCTCCTATAAATGAAACTGATTGGACACCTGCTTCTGGTGCTGGGGTTATCAATGTAGGCTTTGAGATTGTACAGCTTAAGACATTCCGTAATGAGATGTATGTCTTTGGGCGTAATAACATTAAGCGCTTAGTTGGTAATAACATTGCTGACTTTGTACTACAAACAGTTACCTCTAACCTTGGCTGTGTTGCTCCTGACAGTGTAGCAGAGTTTAATGGTGAGATACTTTTCCTAGCACCTGATGGTATTAGACCTGTTACTGGTACAGACCGCATTGGTGATATTGAATTAGCTACATTGTCTAAGCCTATTCAGTCTATCTTTGAAGATTATACAGCTAATGAAGACCTTGCTACAATGACTACTGTAGTATTAAAAAAGAAGTCGCAGTTTCGTTTATTCTTTACTGACCAAGATTCCCTTGGTATTATTGGAGCTATTCGGCGTAGCGGTCAGGGCGGTGCAGGGTTTGAGTTTAGTCAGTTAGTAGGTGTATCAGTCAACTGTGCAGATAGTGGTTATATAGGTGCGGATGAGTTTGTTATACATGGAGATAGTGTTGGCTATGTCTTTCGCCAAGAGGTAGGAAATGACTTTGATGGTAGAGAAATCTTTAGTTTATTCCAAACACCTTTTATTTACATGGATGACCCTGCTATACGTAAGTCTTTCTATGATATAGATACTTACATGCGCTCTGAGGGAGAAGTCTCTGTAGTTATGGCTGTTGAGTATGACTACGGTGATCCTTCAGTAGAGTTAAGTACCGACTACTTTTTGTCTACTGCAGGTGCGGCTGCTTATTATGACAAGGCTACGTTTGACTCTACAGACATATATGATGGTAACCCTTCACCTGTAGAGAGCACTACTATTTCTGGTTCAGGTAAGTCTGTTTCAATACGTTATGTTGCAAGCAATACAAAGCCCAGCCATACTATTCAAGCTATTACACTAACATACGGCCTTGGTGACAGGCGCTAAGAGAGGAATAAAACATGTCAGGCTATACACGCCAATCCACTGCAGACATTGTACCTACCGCTGTAGTACGCGCAGCGCCTATCAATGCAGAGTACAACAAGCTACGTGATGCCTTTGCACAAAGTGATACAGGGACAACAGGACACAAACATGATGGTACATCAGATGAAGGCTCCTATGTACCTCTGATTGCTGATCTAGATGCTAAGAATAAGATTATAGTAAGCCAAGCAGACAATCGCTTTGGTGTATTTGTGGAAGTATCTAACGCTTCTACTGAGCAGCTACGCTTTCAAGACGGTGTAGTTGTACCTGTAGTAGATAACGATATTGACCTTGGTACATCTTTATTAGAGTATAAAAATCTGTACCTAGATGGTACAGCATTTATTGACACAGTAAGTGTTGGTGATAATGACAACACAGTAATCACTGATAATGCATATACTGTAACAGGTAACATGACGTTTGATTCGTCAGGTGATATTAACTTAGATGCTGATGGTGGTAATGTAGCACTTAAAGATGCTGGTGTTACATATTCTACCTTGACAAACAATTCAGGAAACCTGTTACTTAAAAGTAACACGACTACAGCAGTGACATTTACTGATGCTAATGCTGACTTTGCAGGTACACTAGATGTAACAGGTGCTGCTACTTTAGACAGTACACTGCTTGTTAAAGGTAACACTACACTAGGTGATGCAATTAGTGACACAGTTACTTATACTGCTCGTGCTGTAACAGACTTCCTACCTAATGCTGATGCTACGTATAATCTAGGGAATAGCTCTCTTGAGTGGAACAACTTGTGGTTAGACGGTACAGCTAACGTAGATACTCTACAGGTAGATGAGAGTGCTACAGTAACAGTAGACTTATCTGTAGGTCAAGACGTAGACATTACACGTGATACAGCTATCGGGCGTAACTTGTCTGTCACAGGTGCTACAGGTGTAGACGGTGACTTTGATGTTAACACAAACAAGTTCACTGTTGCGGCTACTACAGGTAACACAGCTATTGCTGGTACTCTAGGTGTTACAGGGCAGATCAGTGGTAACGTAACAGGTGACTTGACAGGTAATGTTACTGCATCTTCAGGTACAACTACACTGAACAACTTGACAGTGAACGGTACTGTAGACTTTACTAATACTACACTTGTTAACGTTAGTGACCCTACACAGGCACAACACGCAGCTACAAAGAACTATGTAGACACTGAGGTATCTAACCTTGTAGATGCTGCACCAGGTGCACTAGACACGTTGAACGAACTAGCTGCTGCGTTGGGGGATGACCCTAACTTCTCTACTACCGTTACTAATAGTATTGCAACTAAGTTACCACTAGCAGGTGGCACTATGACAGGTGCTATCGCTATGGGTACTAACAAGATCACAGGATTGGGTACACCAACTGCCTCTACAGATGCAGCGACAAAAGGC